GCTCATGATGTCCCTCTGGGATGCGCTCCGGATGAATATGATGATCTCATATCAGGAACTTGTTCGCACCTTCCCTAACATTTTTAACATGTTCAATGTGATTTTTAAGACGTACTTTGAAGTTTTCCATGCATCCTCCATGCAAAGTGAAAACCTGCTGTTAAATCAAAGCAAGTCACAATCCCGGATAGGCTTCATACAAGCCAATCCCCCACAGGGATTGAGTTATGCAAGCGAATCAATCTCAGAGCTTTTAACATGTATGGAGCTTAGAGATATTGTCCGTTAGACCATATAAGCTTAAGCTCTGGCTTTCGTTTGTTTTTTTCCATCTTCCTCCTGCTCTGCCCATCTCCTTATCTTCATCTCTAATGAGTCTAAATATGCTTTAGCATCGCTATCTACCCAGCCAGGTATACGCTGTCCTTGCTCTAAGAGGACAAAATCAATGATAGCCTTTTTTTCTCTCGAAGCCTTATTATAGAGCTCGTCAATAGAACCATTTTTAACTATGGGATCTGTTGCGGGCTCACATGTATCAGTTAGCGGGTATCCCTTTAGTCCCCAGTGCTCGGGGCCCACAACATCAGAAAAGTAGTTCCAAAGCTCTGGTAGCTTCTCTTTCGATATGGAGCCTTTATTGATCCAGTCATGGATTGATGGGGGTTTTATTTTGAAATGACGTGCGATTTCCGCCTTACTCTTGGCAGAACCTATTGAAAGCTTCTTGTCTATGGCCTGCTCGATCGCTCGGCCCAATTCTTTACCACTAAGCATTGCCTAATAATCCTCATAACCTATAGCTTAGGCAATTCCTATTGATTGTTTATTAGGCTTAGCCTAATATCTGCTTGTGTGGAAATCATAGGAATCCGTTTATGAGAAGTAGCCTTGAAGCAATCAGTGAAGCCTGCCGCATTGTTGGGGGACAAGCCGCTTTGTCAAGGAATCTAGGCATCTCATCACCAACAGTGAATCAATGGACAACGGGCATTAGGCAAATACCTGCGGAACGATGTCCTGCGATTGAGAAAGCTACTGGTGGTGCTGTCACCTGCGAAGAGCTTCGTCCTGACATTGACTGGGCCTATTTAAGAGGTGCAGCAATGCGAAAGCTTAATGTCACTGCATCAAATTTGTAACTACCACCCGAGTTTGAAAGGAGTAGGTATGAACCTCAAAGAAGTCGTGAAATCTATGTGCAAAGCATATCCAGGTGGGCGCGAAGCAATGGCTGGCGCACTGGGAATGACGGTGACGCAGTTTAACAACAACCTTTACGAGAAAAACGGCTGTCGTTTCTTCGAAGTCAGCGAACTGGAAGCGATGGAGGACATCTCGAATACATCTCACCTGGCTGAATATTTTGCCCGCCGTCGTGGTGCTCTGCTGGTGGATGTTCCGCACCTGGAAGAACTGGACCGCGTGGACTTGTTTAGCCGGGCAATGCGTACCTCTGCCGCCAGGGGGCAGGTTGATCAGATTATCGAACAGGCGCTTGAAGATGGCGTTATTGAAAGGCACGAGGCCGAAGAAATCATGGTGCATCACCGCCGTCACCTGGCAGCTCGTGAAGAAGAGATTGCCGCAATCATCACGCTTTTTTCACGCAAAAAGAAGTGACGCCAGCGAGTTGCAGCTCCTGGCGTCGTGGCGTGTCGTTATCAGTGGAGATTACTAACGCATGAACAGTTTATCAACACAATACCGCAGGTCGCAACTTGTAGCGCGGCCAGTTCCTGGTGGAGCAGGGCCGGTGCAGTTCGTGTAGAGCCATTCGTTGGTGGTGGGTCGGTATTCCTGAACAGCGAAAAGCACGCAGATTACCTGCTGGCGGACGTTAACCCGGACCTGATTAATCTGTATCAGATGTTAGCGGTCGTGCCGGATGAAGTGGAATTGAAGGCCCGCTGGATGTTCGAGCACATGCGGTCACCAGAGCGCTATGAGCTGATCCGTTCCGAGTTCAACTCTCAGACGCTGGATGCTACTGAACGCGCAGCTGCATTCCTGTATCTCAACCGGCATTGCTTCAATGGTCTGATGCGCTACAACCAGGCGAACAAGTTCAATGTGGGCTGGGGAGGCTACAAGGCTCCGTATTACCCGATGGATGAGATGAAAGCCTTCGCGGCTATGGCGCATAACTGCGTATTCATGACGGCTGATTACCGCCGGACAATCAGCCTGGCCGGGAAAGGGGATGTGGTTTACTGCGATCCGCCTTACGAACCGATGCCGGGAACAACCGGATTCACCGCCTACGCCGCTGGTGGTTTTAACTGGGAGAACCAGGTAGACCTGGCGAAGCAATGCGTATCAGCCTTTCACCGTGGGGCTCGGGTAGTGATTTCTAACTCATCTGCACCGAAGGTTCTCGACCTGTACCGGGAGCATGGTTTTAACCTGCAATTCATCAACGCGCGCCGTTCGATCTCCTGCAAAAGCAGTACGCGGGAAGTCGCAAAAGACGTTGTAGCGATCCTTTAAGGGGGCTAAATGAAACTGACTTTACCATTTCCACCGAGCGTAAATAGTTACTGGCGCGCCCCGAGCAAGGGACCGCTGAAAGGCAGGCATCTGGTAAGCGAGACAGGGCGCAAGTTCCAGCAGGCAGCGAGAGCGGCGATTATTGAGCAACTGCGGGCCGTTCCCCGGCCATCCTCAGATCTGGCCGAGGTTCACATAAACGTTGTTGAGGGCGCGGGGCTTGAGCTTGATCCTGATGATGATTCACAGGTTCTTAAAGCGATTGGTGGCGGTCGCCTGCTTAATATTGTCACCTTTACTAAGTCAGGGACTTACACTCCAACTAAAGGGACGAAAAGAGTGCGGGTGAAAGTTTGGGGAGCGGGGGGAGGTGGCCAGAATGCTCCAGTTAGTGTGGGCGCATCTGGAGGTTGTGCTGGTGGATTTTCGGAAGGGTTATTTAATATTTCTGATAACGAAACTATATCTGTGACGATAGGTACTGGTGGCAGTGCTGTTGCTGCTGGTGTCTCGTCTAAAGGCGGGAATGGTGGTGATACAAGGTTCGGGAGTTTAATCTCAGCTACTGGAGGGAGTGGTGGCGGGGCTACAGTTCCTGCTGGAGGTATCGGAAGTGGCGGGAACATTTTAAATATTACTGGCGGAATATCTCAAGGTGGTCTGTATTATGGTTCTGATGCTTTTATTGGCGGGGCTGGAGGATCTGCATTTTCATCAACGGGTGGCAATGGCCACTTCGGTAGTTCTGGCGATGATGGCGGTTTCCCCGGCTCAGGTGGTGCCGGGGGGAATGGTAACTATTCATCAGGAAAAGGAGCGAATGGTTTAGTTTACCTTGAAGAGTTTTCCTGATTATTTTTGCTTTGAGCGTCCGCCCTTATTTTTGCTCTAATTTTAATTAGTGGCTTGTCTATTAATATTACACAAACGATCCCAAGTGCAATTGATATTGGGTAGCCTAATAAAAAGATGGATAAGCCACGATTTTCACCACCAATAGCAAGCCATGCTAGAAATCCACCAAAATATTGACAAAGAAAAATTGGATAGGCCAGGTCACCAAACCACTTGAGTATTTTCTCAAGATGTATGTTTGTCTTTATTTTTAATAATACCAGGGTTGTAAACAATGCTATTACATTATTGGTGTAGTAAAGTATTATGTTGTACTGACCTAATGGATTAATTGTATATAAATGCCAATTGGTAATAAAAATCCCGATGCAAATAAATGTTATTAAAAAAGCTTTGTGTGGAGAAAGATACATAGCTTTGAACTTTCTATGGGCAAAATAACCCAGAGAACCCATGCTAAAAGGAAGTGTTGCAGCAAGGAATGGGAAATACGCCATATCAAAAGAATGGTGTACTACATATACGTAAGCATGATAAAGCAGTGAAAGCAGAATCGACGTAATGGCTGTAAATTTATTTCGGGCTATGAAAAGCCACAATAAAAAATAACATGTTATCTCAACACCCACTGACCATGATGATGTGACTATTCTGAATCTATTACCATCAATAGCAAAGTGATAAATGGATGAAAAGGCACCGAATGGATTTGCTACAGCATTATCAGAAAGGAAAGCCCAGGGGAAGATTAAGAGGTTTCCTAATAAATCTCCAGGTAAGAAATTGCCTGTCCAGTTTGAGTGGAATTCCTTTGCGGATGGAATTAATTTTATAATAAGAAAGCCCATGACGAGAAAAAATATATATGCCGGGAATAACCTCAGTATTCTATTTTTCCAAAACATAGAGAAGTTGAACTTGTATGTTTCATGCAAAATGTATGTTATTAAAAAACCACTAATAACATAGAAGCAATTCACTGCAAAGTTGCCAAGTGCAGGTATGCGAGCCGTTAAGTGAAAAGCAATGACGCACGATGCCAAAAAAAACCTTATTAGGCCAAGCATTATTTTATCTCCGCGCCAATATCGCGCATTTTATTTATTACATTGTTAAGTTGCTCATCAGACAGAACAAGCTGAGCTGCAATATAAAACAGTATGTGTCTTGACATTACCCTGGGGCTCTCTCCGCCAGTGTATTTCCGCCATTGGCTATCGCTGGCTACACCTGCGAGCCCTGCCATTTGGTTTCCGGAGTAATTTAGTGCGGATTTCAGTCTGGCTAAATCTTCCTGCGTTGGAGGGGTGTATTTATTTATTAAAATCATTCTCTTATTTAACCGTTTAAACACGTAAGGCGATGTTAGCCCTGAAGGGGCGGGGCGTCAATCTTAATTGCTTCATTGAAAAGATGAAGACAGGAACAGGTATGGACAAAAGATATAATACCGGCAATCCAAGACCTTCAAATAGCATGAAGGATCTGAATGATAACGCCCTGGCGTACGATGATTTCCTGAACAGCGAAAGCGATACTTTTATAGATCGTTTTGGTAACGCCCAGGATACGATAATTGGGGCTACTAAAAAAATGGCAGCTGCTACCGACGCTGTTATTGATGAAGCCCGCCAAAACCTGATCCCTCTCAGCCGGCAGTACATGACGCTGGCGGCGGCGCACGCGGATATTGCGAATATTCCGGCAGGTTCAACAACCTATGTCCGCAGTCAGGACGGAAGCTCTCTGGCCGATGAGTATATCAACCTCGCTGGAACGCTGCAGCCAACCGGACGGCGGATGGTTCGTGACGACTACGCATACCAGGTATCGCCAGACAGCGTGACCCTGGCAGCATATGATCCGGAGACTTCCCGCGTGGCTCCATTTTTAAATACAAGCGGCAGATTAATTCAAATCGGTCCTGACGGAAAATATTACGAACTTTTAACCCAACAAGAATCCGAACTCTATGCGCTGGGCCGGGAGGGGTCTATACCGCAGTTTATTGGCGGTGAAAAAGTGTGGCGGATGACGGTTGATTCAACCACAAACCAGATCGTTGAAGCTTATACGGTTGGTGGGAAGCACTGGATTTACTCAGACGGTGGCCTGGTAGCTGTTAATAACGGAAATGGCGGTGGTGGTGGCGACGATGATGCCAACCAGCTCCCTGAGTATGGACTTCATTTGTCAGGGTCTACTGTGTACCCCTACTCAGAGACAGTGCCTGTATGTTTTATCTTTGTGACTGCTGGGCAATCCAACGCTCGAGGATATTGTCCTGACGCCGATCAAACCATTGTCGCAGCAACGCCGATATATCCTGATAACGCTTTCATGCTCAGCGGCGGGGTTAGGCGTACAGGGACACGCAGCACTACTCTGGTGCCACTGGTTGAGGCAGTAAGTGGGACAGATAAAGAAACGGCCGCAAGCGGCCTCGCGAACACCTTCATTCGCGATATGGCTGCAGCTACCGGAATCATGCCGCGCACGCTATCAATCGTATGTGCGCAGTCTGGTCAGGCTTACGAGTACCAGAAACGGGGTAACCAGGTATATCAGTATCTGCTCGATTCAATCGAAGACTGCGTAACGGCCTGTAAAGCACGCGGCTGGCTGCCGATTGTTCTCTGCGTTGACTGGATGCAGGGAGAGTCCGACGAGGACTGGTCAGGATTACGAGAAGGAATGTATGAATCACGGATGAGGCAGTACCAGAGACAAATCACCAGCGACATCATCGCAAGAACGGGTCAAAACGAACCGCCGATTATCGCCATTACCCAGCTGGGGTATGTCAATGACGGGCATGGTGCATTTACAGGCCAGTACGCGCGACTGGCGTCGACGCGATTGCACGGAAAAGAGCAATTCAGGCTGGTCAATAGTTTGTACCAGTACGATTTTATTTCAGACGGTCTGCACTTGACGTGTGCGGGCCAGAACCGGCGCGGAGCAGCTGTGGCGAGAGCGCTTCTCCAGGAGTGGTTTACGAGCGGCTGGTCAGGGATGGTTCCGACCAGTTTCGTGTGGAACTCACCCACGCAGATACAAATCAATGTCCCAGCGTATACGAACCTGGTGCTGGACACGACTACGATCAACACCTCCGGTCTGGCCAATTACGGCTTTAGCTACACGGATGAGACTGGTGCTCCACCTGCTATATCGAGCATCGCGATCAGCTCGGACGGCAAGGGCGTGCTGATTAACCTGGCGACCGCCCCCTCTGGACGTTTTGGGCGCGTTTCCTATGCGACAGCAGAAAACCCACTTCAGAGCGGCGCATCTGTAAAACCTTCCGGGCGGACTCTTGGTGCAAGAGGGTGTGTTCGATCTTCCGCTGGAATCATATGGGTGTATGACACATCCGTGACTCTTTACGACTGGCTCCCCGCTTTTCGTATTAACGTTTTCTGAGGATAAAAAATGAGACTGATTTACACACTAACTGGACTGAATAACCCCTTACTCCCTGTGTACTCACAAACAGCGGCAGAGAAAGCGATCTCAGAACTATCCCCATCAGTATGGACACCAGTGAAGACAGAGTTTCTAAAAATGGGGTCTGGTGCAAAAGTAGTAGCTATCTCTAACCGATTAGATGGCGGACTTTTCAAGTCACTGGAGACCCTCGAGCCATCCACAAAGCTGAATGGTTCTGTTTTGCAGGGGCTTAATTTCTCCGGTGCATCCGGCATGGCTGGTGATACGGCGGTGGTTATGGACGCAAACATCAATACTTTTGCATTCATCTATCAGCTGCCAGGTGGGGCGCTTCCGGCTACGCCACAGGACAGAGCGGTTATCGCAACCCAGGAAAGCACACCTCATGGCGTCGGCATTCGTACAACGTCAGCAGGTTCATTCCCGATTTTTCTGAATGGAGGGATCGAGGCCGATCTGGCATTTACTCCTAACAATATAGGGCAATCTTTATTCTGCGCTGTAGTTATGTGCTCTAACAAGGCTGCTGGATCCTATGCAATTGCATACCAGCGGTCAGATCAGTCTGCAGTGACCAGCCGACAAGTGACGGGCTATACAATCCCAGCGTATAGCCCGTCTCAAAAAATGAGTATTGGCGGAGCAGGCAATGGTTCAGTGTCTCCGTTAACATCCGTTTTGTCAGAATGTTTGGTTTTCCCCGGCAAATATGCATATGGGACCAGCACACTGGATGTCATCCTGGCATATCTGATGGAGAGGATTGGAAAAATCACGGCCTAGAATTTGCCGAATGCATCCGAGTCGGTCCGCAGCGATGGAGCAGGAGAGAGTCGGCGGCCGCCGCCGGATAATGACTGAAGAAGTGGTGGAGCGGTGCCGCAGAATGCTGGAGAACGGCGCTACCCGGCAGCAGGTGGCTGATGTGACAGGCGTGGACGTGAAAACAATCTACAAGTACCTCCCGGCGACTTGAAGGCAAAGATTTCACTACTTTTCCTGATATGTTACGTTTGGCTTAATCAATTCATTCAGCTTTGAAAACAGTTTGGTTTGTTCGTGAACGGTAAGAAAACAATAAGTTTTGAGCAATTTTTAACTATTAACAGCAATCTTGTTTCCATCTCAGATACATGGGCTGACTTGTGGGCGTTAATTTTTCACACGGGTTTAAGCGCTGGAAGGCTGCTGAGTATTCGATATGATGATATTGATGGTGACTTGATACTGATACGAAAACAGGGTCACCTGAAGGAGCTACGTGTTAAATCAACCCCTCCAGTGGAGGGGATCATTGCTCGTAGAAGAGAACGCTATCCAGAAGATGTTTTTTTATTTCAGAGCCATTCTAACCGTGTGAAGTACCAATGCCGGCCGGTCACTATAATTGCTTTCAACGCCGCTTTACGTCGCGCCGCTAGATCATTACCAGACGTTAACGTAAGCAGTAGTAGCGCGAGAAACATACCGGACTAACCGCCTGTCCAGTCGCGTGTGGCCGATGTGACAGGCGTGGGGGTGAAGACTATTTACAAATATTTGCCAGTACAATACGGCGATAAAAACCCCCTTGAGCAGGCACACTCAAGGGGAAAATACTACATAACATCATTGCTGTGTGCGTCTTTGCGCTCGTCTATCTTCCAAGAATATGCCTAAAGCTTCCAGATATTTCTGGTCTGAGCTGTTACATCATGGAGTAGGTGCCGATGTGATAGGTTAAGAGCGAAGATGATCTGTAAGTACCTTCCGACGTCGAGGGGCAATGACCATGAATTTGGGTCTATACCATCCCAATTCATATATTCTTTGTAAGTCTATGAAATATAGAGCAAAGTATTCTGTTCGAAATGAACCATATGGAATAGCCAAAGGCTAAAATGCCCAGAGTAAAAACAACAATCAGCAAGTCCGTCTGTGACATCTTATATCCATTTTGCAGTAGCAGGTTTTGAGAAAAGATAGTTCATAGTTGGCACATAGACAACATAATCACTAAGTGAAACCAATATCAGAGGCTAAAAGGTGACTGGTTTCCTCCTCAGTGTTCCTGATTGATAGCTGGAACCTGTATTGATCAGATCTCTTAATGAGTCTACTGTATATAAAAACAGTATTTTCGGGAGGTGAAGTTATGCCGCGAAACTCAGATATCGAAATAGCCTGGCGTCAGGCAATTGTCATTGAGCCTAATGGCCGTCGCACCGTGACAACGTCCGGTTTTATCCGGGAACTCGCAAAAGTTAACTGGATATGGTCACCGCGCCAGGCTAACCAGTGGATAGAGCACTGACATTCCGGGATGTCTCAACGCAGGAAGGCGATGAGCTCACGTTCCAGTTATACAACCCAAACGGAGGGCTATAACGTGGGATTTCCGTCGCCAGCTGCTGACTATGTTGAACGGCGTCTGACCGTTGATTCACTCTGCGGTACCGGCCCCAATACTCGGATAGTACAAACAGAAACCGGCTATGCCGTAGTGGATTGCTTCGTAAAACCAAAGCAAGGAGATACCGTTTTAATTCAATACGGCGGCGGCACTGATTTTGCAAAAATTATGGGCCGGGCATTTATTACACGAGACGGTGAAGCGTTGGAAGGTGAGGCCCTGGATGATGTTACAGTTGTCGGGGTAGTGACATTCGTTATCAATCGGATAGGGAAGGATGATGATGATTATCCAGTAATATGAAAAGTGGTGCGCACCTAAATTTCATCCTTACCCCTGGATGAAGAGCCTATAAAAACATGCTGGTAAAGTAGCGCCATTCGATACTGGAAAGGCACTCGCAACTCCTTTCAGAGGCGAAAGCATTCCCAGCCAATCATTAAGGGCTAATGTCAAAATTTCATGAGAAAATGAAGTTTTGAAGATGGCTAACTTATTGAAAAGGTTGTGTGTGAAATTCGAGGTATTTTCTCAGAAATACAGGTAACTATCTGTTTTTAAATAAAAGCAGTTCGGTCTCGAAAACCGGAGTAGGGGCAACTCTACCGGGGGTTCAAATCCCCCTCTCTCCGCCACTTTATCAATGACT